AATGAAACGCATCTTAATAAACTATTGAATGATGAACCTTTGTGGGAATTGTTTGGTCATAAAGAAGTAGTAGAAAAACTATTCCACATAAACAATCATTTTGATATTGTACAACAATACAAGCCTACAAGTATAGAACAATTAGCAATGATACTTGCAATGATAAGACCTGGTAAAAGATATCTAGTTGGTAAAAGTTGGGAAGAAGTAGAAAAAGAAGTTTGGACAAAAACAGATGACTATTTCTTTAAACGCAGTCATGCTATTGGATATGCAACTGCTATATGTGTTCAATTAAATTTAATGGTTGAGCAATTAGGTTAGTCTACCTTTTTAACCAATTGTACTGTTCTTCTTTTGATTCTCTTTTTAAGAATATTTTGCATACTCGTTACTGGACCAAATAAAACTTCAGTCTCTTTAAGTACAAATGTTCTAAGGCAATGTCTAAAATCTTGCATTTCTTTAAATAAAAATACATCTATGGGCAATAGTCTATTACTTTCCCACCACCATAAATCACCTAATTCTAATAATAATTTTTTCTCATCATCGTTCCTACACTTTTCTATGTCGTAAAAACTTAGTATTTGTGCGTCTTTATTTTGTACTATTCCTACAAATTCTTCTTCCGAAAATTCAATACCTGTGAGAAAGGGAAACTTTTCTTGTAGTTCTTCATGTTTAGTCATCTTAGATATTTATAAACACATATGATAAATACTAGACAAAGATGGTATTAATTTATGTCGTATGCAAGTAGCAAAACATTATATATATTAAATTATCAGTCCGTAGACTTGGTATTGACTACGGATGGAATAAAAGTGGATAACAGACCTATGAATCAACAAAGATTAGTAGTACATAAAGGATTTGACAATCAATTAAACTTTTATGTGCGTAATAGAGATAGAGCATTACAAAATATTAGTACAAAAACGTTGTATGCTAGTGTATTAAATCCAAATACTAGAAGAAGGGTTATGTACAAACCACTAACTTTAGTTAGTAGTGGTACAACAGGTGAAGCAAAACTAAGTCTTGTACCTGGTGACCTAAGCGATTTAGAACCTGGAATTTATCAACTAGCAGTAACAGAAAGTTCTGATAGCGGTGTAACTCAGTTCCCATTGTATGCAAATCAAGACGACAAAATTATAACAGACCTCGAAGTTAAAAGCAGTCTGGAACATGAACCAGTTGCTTCACAAAGTCAAACATCATTTACAGAAGAAAGTTCTAATGTATATGTTAGTAGTGCCATGTATGGAAATCAAGATAAGAATTTCAGACATAGCAGACACACTATTGCATTTTACATGACAGGCTTTACAGGTAATGTCACAATACAAGGTAGTGCATTGGAAAGTACACCAACACAACCAAGTGATTGGTATGACATTAATCCTACTGGAGATGGTAATGAATCTAAACTACCTTTCACAACCTTTACAGGCATAGATCCTTTTAATTTTACTATAAACACTAATTGGATTAGAGTAAAATACGAAGATAATTCTGCTGGTACTTTAGACAAAGTTTTATTAAGAAACTAGTTGACTTTATTTCATTTGGGTGTTATAATGTGTTGTTATGCATCATCATGAACTAGTTGACGAAGTACACAGATTACTAATGGACAATTTGCCTATAAATGCAGGCAAAACTCCTAGTGGTTGGACTACATTCAATTGTCCAATGTGTAGTGATAAAAGAAAACGTGGTGGTGTAATACAAAGCAATTCTAAAATAAGTTATCATTGTTTTAATTGCGGTTACACTACAGGTTGGGCACCGTCCCCTAAACTAGGCGGTAAGTACAAAAAACTTGTAGAGTCGTTGGGTGTATCCACTAGTGATATACACAAAGTTGTCTTGAATCTGATGAAACATGGTGATGCATTGGACAGAAGTGAAACAGATGATTATGTGTATAGTGCGGCAAACTTCAAAAAAGTTGATTTGCCAGAAGATACCCAAGTAGTAGATAATTTACCCGACGACCACAAAGTAAAACAATATGCAATTGAACGTGGTTTATTAGGACAGTATCCATTATTACATTTTAATGACAGCATGTACAATGCTAGATTAGTTGTTCCGTTTTTGTATAATAATGAACTTGTTGGTTGGACAGGCAGACACATAAATCCGCCGAACAAAGAAACTGCAAAATATTTGTTAAACATGCAAAGTGGTTATGTGTTTAACATAGATAAATTTGTAGACACAGATAGAGACTTTGTAGTTGTTGTTGAAGGTGTATTTGATGCAATACTAATAGATGGTATTAGTGTATTAGGAAATGGAGTTACTCCTGAACAAGCACATCTTATAGACAAACTAAACAAACGTGTTATACTTTGTCCTGATAGAGATAGTGCTGGTAAAGATTTAATTGAGAAAGCAATTGAATTAGGTTGGGAAATAAGTTTTCCACCTTGGAGCAATGATTGTAAAGATGCCGCAGATGCAGTTAATAAATATGGTAAACTACTAACACTTGCCAGCATAGTAAAATTTGCAAGTGATAATAAAATAAAAAACCAAGTACAGGCAAAAATGTTATGACAAAACGTGTTTTAGTTAATGGATGTAGTTTTACATTTGGACATGGTGACACAGAAGATAGATATACGGGAGAAGTACTTCCGCCAAAGCCTTGGGTATGGCCCACAAAATTAGTAAAATTATTTGACCAACCTGTAACGATAAAAAATATTTCCAAAGGCGGTGCTAGTAATAATAGAATTGTGAGAACAACAATAGAAGGTGTAAAAGAATATACGCCACATGCAGTTATTGTGCAATGGACAAGTCCTTATAGAAGTGAATGGTACAATGAACTATGGGAAAACTATTTTGGACTTATACCTACAGGAAGTATTGAAGATGTTGCAACACAAAGTGAAAGTACTTTGAAATCATTTGGCACACCTAACCTTTGGATTTCTGTAGACAAACTTAAACAATATGGATATGAGTCAGAACTTTATAACAATGTAACTAAAGCAAGTCAATATTGGCAGGCTTATATGTTAAATTATCATGAAGCAATGATTAGTTTTTGTAAAGACGTATTACTTCTGCAAAACTTTTTAGATAAAAGAAATGTACCTTATGTTTTTACAAGTATGTCTACGGCATGTATGTTAGGTAGACCCATAGGAGGTTTTGACAATGTGTGGGAAATGATTGATGGAGCACCTTTACCTTTCTTAGATTGTTTAAAAGCAGAAATAGATGAAAGTAAATGGACAAGGTATCCTTTTAGTCATATGATGAATGATAACATTGTTTCAAAAGAACCTTATGATCCGCACCCAAATGACAAAGGACATGAATTAATTGCAAGAGAAATGCACAAAGAAATTGTAAAAAGAGGATTATTAAAGGATAATTAGTAAGCATGGATAATATTACTGAATACACAGAAGAAATACAAGAAATGTTCTTGAAGTTTCTTGTGTCTGATCCTGAATTGTTTGTTAGGGTAAACAATATTGTTGAACCTTACATGTTTAATAGGAAGTATCAAGACACAATTAAGTTTTTGAAACAACACAGTACTGAGTATAGCAGTATTCCTACTATTGACCAAATTAGTGCAACAACAGGTGTTGAATTAGAACGTATTGAAGGCATAACTGAAAATCATACAGAATGGTTTTTAGATAGTTTTGAACAGTTTTGTAGACATAAAGCATTAGAAAAAGCAATACTTGACAGCACAGACTTGTTAGAAAAAGCAGACTATGGTGCAGTAGAAAATAAAATTAAAGATGCAAGTCAAGTAAGTTTAGTAAAAGACTTAGGACTAGAGTATTTTGAAAATCCCAAAGAAAGATTACAATACATAAAAAGTCAAGCAGGTGCAATAAGCACAGGATGGAAAAAGTTTGACCAAAAACTGTATGGCGGACTTAACAGAGGAGAGATTACAATCTTTGCTGGTGGTAGTGGTGCAGGTAAAAGTTTATTCTTACAGAACTTGGGTGTTAATTGGAGTTTAGCAGGACTTAATGTAGTTTATATAAGTTTAGAATTAAGTGAACAACTTATTAGTATGCGTCTTGATGCCATGGTTAGTGAATACAGCACAAAAGAAATAATGAAAAACATGGATGATGTAGACTTAAAAGTGCGTATGAAAGGTAAAGGTGCTGGTAAGTTTAGAGTAAAACAAATGGCTAGTGGTGTAAATGCCAATGATATTAGAGCATTTGTTAGAGAATATGAAATAAACACTGAAGTCAAAGTAGATGCAATACTTGTAGACTACTTAGACTTGATGAGTCCTATAAGTGCAAGGGTAAGTCCTGGTGATTTGTTTATAAAAGACAAGTATGTGTCTGAAGAATTGCGTAATTTAGCAATGGAAACAGGTACATTGTTTGTTACAGCATCGCAGTTGAATAGAGGTGCAGTAGAAGAAATAGAATTTGACCACCATCATATAGCAGGTGGTATTAGTAAAATACAAACAGCAGATAATGTTGTAGGTATATTCACAAGTAATGCTATGAGAGAACGTGGTAGATATCAAATACAGTTCATGAAAACACGTTCTAGTAGTGGTGTTGGTAGTAAAGTGGATTTAAAGTTTAATCCAGACACATTAAGGGTAGAAGACCTAGATGAAGATGAGGAAGAAGCAATGACAATGCAATCTTCTACACTATTAGACCAACTAAAAAGAGGCAATAGCATTAAAGCAGACGAGGAAGACAGCAAAAATACAATTAATACTGCTTTGAACATGCGTGAGTTTATGAAGAAAAATGACATATAATGATAAATATGCTTAATAGGAAATAAAATTATATGTCACAAGGTAAAACTAGAACAATTTTAGAAGAACTTAACTCTATCAGTGTTGATAGAAATAAACATCATGTACTCGAAAATAGAGTAGAACATTTAGTTAGTGGTGTTGAGAATGTTAAGAAAATTCTAAGAGAAACCTATGATGAATCTACAGCATTAGACTTAGAACGCAGAATGATAAACAGTTTAAAAAGTGGTGATTCAAAAAAATTCTCACGTGGCATCAAAAAAGTTATAAAAGAGAGCCACGATGTCCATACAAATTCGTAACGATATAAATTTAATCACAGAAAGTATTGCTATAAATGAAGCATGGCAAGAACTTCCATTAGAAGTAAGAGAAGACCTTAAATCATTAGTTAAAG